CACCCACCAACCTTACCACATCCCTACAACTTCACCGACACCATCCGGCTTGTCGCCGATCCCACGTTCGGGTTCCATGAGTCGGCCAGCTCGTTGATCAGCTCGGGCGCCAGGGCATAGGTGAGCGAGTCGAAGACGTGGGTCATCTCGTTACTCTGCACCGGTTCCATCTTCGTCTTCCCTTTCTTCAAGCTTCCCAGCATCTTCACGGTCTGGACGCAGCGCGCCGAGACGTAGATACGGTTCTGGAATAGGAGTTTTCTGAGCAGGTCCACGCGCTTGAAGATCGAGCCTTTCCCCTTAGGGCACGCTTGCAACATGATCCGGCCTTCGGAAGCCACCGCCACGATCATGTGGTCGTAGCATCCCAGCGAGGCCCGGAACGTGTCGAACGCCGACGTGTCCGACCAGTGCCGCCATTCCACCGGCTGCGTGTGGCAGTGTTCCCGGATGTACTTCGCCCAAAATTCAATCCGCTCGTCCACCAGAGTTGTGAAATCCTCGACGGTCAGCATGGTCCCCACCGATACAATTTCATCGAGGACGTGAAAGATGCTGCCCTGCCATCCGTCTGTGCCGATGCGCTCCAGAATGTGCGCCGAGTGATTCTTCGACGTGCCGATGTCCCAACCGGTAACCATTTTCGAGCAGGTCTCGCTCGGGAGGATGACTTCCCAGTCATCCTCGTCGTAGGTGCCCGTGTTTCCCAGGACGTGCGTGTCGGCCAGGAACACCTCGCTGAATAGGCCGGCTTCGGTGCTCGTCGTCCATTTGCCGAAGCAGTACCGGTCGCGCCTGTCGGAGTCGTGGGCGTATCGGGCGAAGATTTCGTTGCGCTCGGATTCGGTCAGCCAAGGGTTTGAATCCAGCGTGAACTCGATCGTCTGAAATTTCGCCTGCACATCGGGATAGGGGTGGTTCTCGGAAACTCGCTCTTCGTAAAAGAGTTTATAAATCCAAGAAGAAGTCCCGTCGTCCGCAGGGTTGCAGTCCGAAATCCATTGGTGCGCGCTCTCAGAGAGATGAGGCATTCGGAGGCGCTCGGCTGTGTCAGTGAAGACAATTCGGTTTTGAAAATTTGAAAGTTCGCTGAAGTAGCACATCGAGATGCGGGCGGACTTGATGATTGCGGTAATGTCGAAATCATAGTCAAGCGATCGAAGCTGAATTTCCGACTCGCCCCCGTACATGTTGCTGACCTTCACGAGATGCAGCCTCGTGCTGCCGTCCACACGTGGCCCGCTGGCAATCCGCATTCCCATATTGGCTTTGAGCCAAATCGGGAGAACAATCTCGACCAGATCCGACCACACGCCGCCAGCGAAGGCGGATTTCACAGTCTTGGCGAAAATGGTGATTCGCGCCTGTGGAGTTTCAAACGCGTGTCTGAGTAGGCGATGCAGACACGCTATTGTTTTCCCGACCGGACGGGGCCGTTAACGAGCACGTATTTCTTGTAGGTGTTGAAGACCTCGCACTGTTTCGGAGCGAGGTCCGGCGCCCATCGTCCATCAGCGTCGATTGCCATTTTTCTTGCCTCTGTTTTGTGAATTGAGAGAATCGCAGCGACGCTCGACCGTTACGCCGAACGCCGCCGCTGAACATAACAATGAACGACCAGTGCTATGCCTAGGCCAAAACCTACTCCCCTCAGCCCGAACGCGACAACTTTTATCTACGCGCTGCTTGATCCGATAACGAGAGAGATTCGCTACATCGGGAAAAGCGATTACCCGCGTGAGAGGCTGAGGGACCACGTCTGTGACAGCAAATGCAACAAGGAGAATAATCGCAAAGCAAACTGGATTAGATCACTTCTAAAACAAGGTCTGAAGCCGGAGATGGAAATCATCGACGAGGTTTCCGTGTTGGAATGGGAGGCCGCGGAAGCAGCCTACATCCTGTACCACAAAGAAATTGGCTGTTCTCTGGTAAATACTACTCCTGGAGGAGACGGGGTGGAGAGAGGCAAGCGATTGAGCCCTGAGCATCGCATAAAACTGGTGGCCTCGCAGCGGCGAAGGCGGAAACTGGAAGCACAGATCTTCACCGTCAATGGAGCGGTCGGATCTTTGACCGAGCTGTGCGAATATTTCAAAAAGAGCCAGCAGGAGAGGCACCGGATCAAGCAACGGATAACCCAGCTTGGATGGTCCGTTGAGCAGGCTTTTGCAGCTCCCAAGGGCATTAACGGCTATCTTGGAGGCGGCGGAACATTCAGCGGTCTGTCACTGGAGGCAAGGGCGAAAATAAGTGCAGCGCATCTTAAAAACCCCAGTCGATATTGGCTCGGCAAAAAGATGTCTGAGGAAGCGCGAAGGAATATGGGATTGGCGCAGCTCGGAAGAACAGCGTCGATGGAAACCAGGATGAAAATAAGCGCGGCAACCAAAGGCAGATATCGCGGGAAACGGCACTCTGCCGAATCTCTCGCAAATATGCGTGCGGCACAGGCGAAGAAAAGGAAGCGGATTTACACCGTGCTTGGAATCACTGGTTTCATTGACGACCTCTGCAAAAAATTCAACGTCAATAAATCAACAGTGGCATCGCGCCTTAAGGGGAATTGGCCTCCAGATCAAGCGTTCACTGCGGCAAAGCGAAAAAATCAATACGCTTGACGCCCGTCCACAATCGGAGGACGTTCGCGAATATGCCAAATGGTAATAAACCGCCCGCCGCGCTCAGACTTTCTGAAGAGGCAGCTCCCGCGCTGGACGAAGGATTGGATGAACAAGCTGCCGGAGGAGCTGGAGGCTTTGAACTTACCGGCGATGCGCACCGCGCGTTCAAGGACATGCTCGGGCACGAATGCAAGGTCGGCGACAAGTACACCCTGGAGGTCACAGCCACCGCCGTCACGCCGCAGTCAACCACGTTCAGCCTGGACAACGTCGAGTCCGAGTATGAGGAAGCACCAGCGGAGGAAGCGGCTCCGGCTCCAGCCAGATCCTCAAAAACCCCGGCGATGACCTACGCGTAAATGCGATCTCCCGGGCCAGTTTTTTTTTCAAGCTGGATAAGCAGAGGGGCTGCTTTCACCTGTTCATCGCCGGAAAAGGTCTGAGGCTAAAGAGCATCGCCAACGCGTCGGTGTACAGCCTCTGCGATCTGGACCAAACCATCCCGGCAGTCGTCGATTGCGACGGGGTGGAGAAGCAGCTCAAGATTGTTTTGAAAGTGTACACACGAGTTTCCCAAAAAGAGCTGGAACTGCAGCGCGATCGGCGGCGCTATCAGATGCTTCTCAAAGGGCGGCCTGACTGGGATCAGCAGAGCAAAATCTGATCATGGCTGTGGACATCAATATTTTGGAGAAGCATGGCCTGACCGTTGACCTGCTCAAGTCGAAGTTCACAAGTGCCACCGAGAACAAGGATCCGGATGACAAGACCCGCGACTGCATCAACCTGATCCATTCCCGCATCGACGAAGGCATCCGTAAAAGTCTGCGCGAGTCCCGCCACTGGTGGGCGCTGGACCAGGCCTTCGACGCCCCCTTCTACGCGATTTCACCGACGCTCGTAAAATGGCTGCTCTCCGGAAAGATGGACACCGAAGGGGTGATGAAGATTTCCCAGGAATGGGGGCTATCCCATCTCATCCGCGAGGAGCGGAACCTGAAGGGCGAAGTCGTCAAGACCATCGACATCCCGGCTTTCTTCGAAGTCACCGTGCCGGTGGCCAAGGCCTACACGATCATCCGAACTGCGGTAATCTTCAACCAGCGGAACATTTACCCGTTCTTCAAGTTCGAGCCCGCAACCCTGACCGCCAAGAACAAGGCCCGATGCGAAATCATCACTGACCGGATCCAGAAGATGACCAGCCAGTACGGGTATCCGGCGATCTCTCGGCAATCGATCCTGAGCAAGAACATCTACGGAACGTCGCTCATGTTTCCCGCCGAGAAATGGCACCGTGAAACGCAGATCCAGAAGGACGATAAAGAGGTCATCGTGCGCGAGGGGCTGCGCTACAACCTGCCGCACATGAGCCGGGTGTTTTGGGATCTCAATTACCGGCTGTCGACGTTCAACACCGACACCGGCTGCACCTACGGCGGTTACTGGCAGGTGAACCGCTACGGCGACGTGAAGGACAACCCGGATTACTGGAACCTGGACAAGCTGACCTACGGCACCGATTGGATGACCAGTAACCCAACGTTCTTCTCAACGATCTATCCGTGCGTCGCCAAGTTCCCAACCGATCGGACCGTCCGGCTGACGAATAATCCGACCGCAGGCGGCAACGCGCAGACACCGGTGACCGGGGCCGGGGCGATGGACCGGGAAGCTGCCGCCGGCTATTACGCCGCGCACGAAACCGACAAGGCGATCACGTTCACGCAACTGTTCATGAAGCTGGTTCCGAAACAGTACGGCTGGGGAGATTACAAGCATCCGGTCTGGTTCCGGTTCGTCGTCGCCAACGAATCCACCGTGATCTATGCCGAGCCGCTGGCTTATTCGCCGGTCATTTACCGTGGTTACGACGCGCACGAGGAGCGCGAGATCAATTCGTCCATCATGCTCGAGTGCCTCCCGTTCCAGGACCATATCGGGAATCTTCTGTCCCAGCAGCTGCTCACCATCAAACAAAACCTCCTGGCAGCGGTGTTCTACGACGAGGACGCCGTCGGGAAGGGGATCTCCGACCGCATCCAGAATCTCGGGAAGAAGTGGTACATGGAAGTCAACTTCATCCCGTTCTCCAAGCGCATGGCCGCGTTCGCCGGAAAGGACATCAAGGAAGCGTTTTTCCCGGTCAACTTTCCCCGCCTGGATACGACCCAAATCCTAGCCGGCATCCGGTCGATGCTCGATATGATGGAGCGGATCCTGGTTATGTCCTCGCAGGAGATCGGGGCCGCAGCCGCGCATGAGCAGACCGCCGAGGAAACCAGAGTCATCGCCAGCTCGACGAGCCAGCGCTTGAATTTCACCGCTTCCTACGACGAAGACGCGGACCTGGCCTGGAAGAAACAGCTCTATGACGCGCTCATGGCCTACGGCGACGACGAGGTCTATGCCCAGGTGGAAACCACCAGCGGCGGCGACACCAAGAAGGTTTTGGAAGATCTCGGGTTCACAGTCGACGAGCAGGGCGACATGAACACGAACACCAAGACCAGCGTCAAGGGCAACAAAACCGCGCTGGCCTACGAGGAGTTCGCCAGTACCAGGGATTCCCAGGACCGGATCAACAACATGGCGCTGGCCAACGCGATGATCCAGCTTTTGCAAGTCGTCTTCTCCAATCCGCTCATCTTTGCCGCCGTCGGCCCGGCGCAGGCCGTCAAGCTGATCAACCAGGTGGCCGCCATAAGCGGGTTCTACCAGGAATTCAAACTGGAAGCGATCCCAGGCGCGAGTCCCGAGGAACAGGACAAGAAGGCGCAGGAGCAGGTGGGCGGAATGTTGGCTCAATTAAAAGAAGTCTTGGAAAAGGAAATGCAGCAAACTGTGGGCGCCGCCGTGACGCCGCTTGCGCAGGCCGTCCAACAACTCACCCAGCAGATGCAGGTGAGCGCCCAGGCCGTTCCGAAACTCGCCCAGGCGGTTGGCACCCTGAACCAACAGGTGGCAGCAAACGCAGAGCAGACCAAGCAGGTCGTCGTCGGAATCGCTCAGAAGGACGCCAAGCAGGATTCGGACATCCAAAAACTCCTTCAGCTATTTCAACTCGTCGCCGCGCACGCTGGAATGCCGATGCCGTCAGAACTTGCAGCGCCGGGCGGACCTCCGCCGCCTGAAGCCGGCGGGCCTCCATCCCCGCCGATGCCTCCGGGCGCGGTGTCGCCAGGACCGCCCGGCCTGCAACCACCAGTATGAACAGCGAAGAACGCCACTGGGTGCCAATGTGCGCCAAGTGTAAAAAGCCCGTCGATCGATTCATTGCTTTACCGGATGATCACAGCAATCCAGCCGTGCGCAGATACGCGGTTGAATGTCACGGGGAACGCGAGACCTCATTCGTTGGTGTTTGGGCCGCCGCTGAACTATCACTGAAGCGCCAACGGCTTCCGGATGCTTTCGCGAGTCCAACACCAGCATTGATTCCATGAACATCATCGAACTCGAACCGACCAGGGTTAATGCGATCAACAACTGGTTCCTCAAAACCGAAGCGGCAGATGTCATAACCTGCCTGGAGAACTCCGCGAAGAAGGCGATGGTCGAGTTCGCCGAGCTGTCCACCAAAGCGAAGGCCGAAAACGGAAACCCGCAGTACATAGCCGCCGCGCAGGAAAAGCTGGGTGAAGCCGCCGAGTTTCAAACCACCGTCAAGGTGCTGAAATCCTTCTTTCCAGACGGGCCGTTCATTGCGAGAATCGAGTTGTGACAGCGTTCAATATTCTTCCATCGGCAAAGACGTATAAAAGAAAGTGGCGACTCGCACCTCGCCCGCCGGAGTTTGAGTGCATCATGCTTCCGCCTCCGGCGCAGGACGCCTTTGATATCGTAGCTTTCATGAACAAGATTTACGAAATCCGGAAAGTTCATCCGCAGCCGGAAATTCTTTATGCCCGAAGCTACTGAAACCCCAGCACCTCCAATCCGCGATCTTGGCAAAGCGCCGACCCTGCTAGAAACTCTGGCCAGCCAGATGGATCTGAGCGACGCGCCGATCATCAAGCCCAGGGAACTCCCGAGCATTTCGGAGAACACCGAAACGATTACCAGGCCGGAATCCAAGACCGAGCCGAAGACTGAAACCCCGCCGGATGATGAAACTCCGCCGGAGAAGCCCGAGGAGAAGAAAAAGCGGGAGGACGCCGAGAAGGCGCAGCAGGATGAATGGAAGAAGGCCGGGGAAACCATTTCGGAGAAGCTGTTCAGGAAGAAGCCAAAGGCGGAAAAATCAGAAACGAAGCCGCCGGAAAAAGCGGCAGAGAAGACGACCGAGGAAAAGCCGCCGGAAAAGAAGGAAACGACGCCAACGCCGAGGAGGAAACGAGCCAGTGAAGCCGAGATCACCGAGCGCGCCGCGGCTGCCGCTGCCGAAGCCGCAACCAATGCCGTTGCTAAACTCACTCCTGCTACAAAGCCGGAGGATAAACCAGCGCCCAAACGCCCCGAGGACGGGCTCACGCAGAAGCAGCGCGATCAGCTGATCGTTTATCAGGAGTTGGAGGTCCTGAAGCCGGCCCAGTACAAGGGCATCACTGAGCAGTATCTGAAGTCCATTCCGGAGATCCAGGAATACGTCAAGACTTGGGCGAAGGAAAACCCAGGTCAAACATTCGATCCCGACGCCGAGGAACACAACGCGTTCTTCGAACGCATCGAGCCGGTCGTGGACGAGGACGATTGGAAGAAGGCCGAAATAACGATTGGAGCCAAGGAAATCGCTTCGCAGGCGGTCAAGCCGCTCAACGAAAAGATCGCGGCGATGGAACAGGAGCGGGCCAGGACAACCCTGGAACCGGTGATCCAGCAGAAAGTCCTGCAAAGCGTCGAGATGCTTCTCAACGAATTCGATCCCGAGATAGCCGGCGAGATCAGGAAGCCGGACGGGGTGAAGGAGCTGACGGAACGCGACCCGATCACAGCCGGGATTCTCAATCACATGGCCGGGGCGGTCAGTTCGCTCACCGCAGAGTTGGTCCGACTTCACGATCCGAACGGAGGAGTGAACTACGATCCAGCCAACCCGGCGCACAAGGAGCTCTCCGATTTCATCCTCAGCCAGGAAGATCGGATCTCAAAGCTGCCGAGGGAGGATCAGATGCGCGACGGCAAACGGTTCATTGGCCGAATGGCGTTCGGTCGGCTGGCGCAGGATCAGAAACCAGCTTACTGGTTCCTCGACCAGGACGATATCGCCTACCTGCTGGCGCAGAAATACGCGATTCAGGCCAAAAAAATCCGCGATGCCGAGGTGGAAAAGTTCAATGCAACGGCGGAACGGCTCGGATACCAGAAGATCGACGGGGCAAAACCAAAGCCCAAACCCGCCGGGGAAAGATCGGCGCAACACGCTAATGGAGCGACAGGTGCGCCATCGCCTGAAGCTGTTTCAAGAACCAGTCTCAGGACACCAACCGGCAAGGACGGTAAGCCCGCACCCGGCGAGGCAGAAGTTATTTTGGGTAGTCTGTTCCACCGCTTAAGGTCGTAGGGTAAGCAATTTGACGGGATGAACCCGTCTTTGCTCCCGAAAACCTTATGTCGATCGCCGCCAATATCTTCTCCACAAGTTCGCACGGCCGCTGTCTCCCGGCCATCGGAACGTCCCTCTCTTCCTGCGGAACGCTGACCAAGTGTTCCATCGTCACCGCAACCCCGGCCATCCTGGCCCAAATCTTCACGGACGGTGCCGGAAATTTTCGGGACATGAGTTCGCTGCTCACGACGCAGCTCGAACTCAAAATGTGCGGCGCCCGCGTCAACGGTCTCTACGATTTGCTCATGGCAAACGCCAAGCCGATGGGCAAGCTAATCAGTAAACAAACCGTCCGCGGCGGCTTCGACGAAATCCAGCCATTCATTCTCGCCAGCCAGAAATCGATCATCAACGCCGAGTTTTGGGAAGTCATCGGGTCAACCGGCAGCACGACATCGGCGACCTTCTACGTCATCAACCGGAACGCCATCGAGCTGGATCCGCAATGGTTCGTGGTCGACAACTACATCTATATCGCCTCCCGAACGGCTGGAGGTTCCTCGGCACGGACGGCGTGGCAGATCACCCAGGCGGTGGCGTCCACGTTCGCTGGAACGAGTGTTCTTGCCGTCACCGCCACTGGCCGCAGCTCGGCTTCGTACAACTCGATCAACACGACCAATGTTCCGACCCGTGGCGTCCTCGTTCGCGGAACGAATAACATCAACGATTTTGAGCAATGGTGCCATAACCGGC